CTTTAATTCCTTCCTTGCTAGACCTCTTTATATGTCAAATTTTGGGTAATCAATATTTATTATGCGAACAAAACAAGAACATCAATTTTTTTTACACTCTTAGCTTTTAACACTTGCATTATAGAACAAAATTTGTAAATATACTGTATGTTCAACAAATCAACAAAGGAAAGAAACATGACACAAGCACAATTAAAATATGACTCAAATTTAGAGAGAGAGTCTTTTAAATATAATAAACCAGTTGGAATAAAAGATGGTTCTATTTATTTTTTAAATGAAATCTTTAATTATAAAGATGGCATGAAGGGAGCAACTGGAACTGTACTTGATCCAGTAACTCAATCTGAAATTGACGAAAACAACGATTTAGATAATGCGACTGAGTGGTATAGAGAAATCTGGCAACAAGCAGTAGAGGGAGGACATACAGAGGAATCACTAAAAGATTATGTTCAAGACTGCTTAAATCATCAAGATGGAGAATATCCTGGACATGATGAGTCTTATTCTGAATTACATGAAGAAGCTAAAAAACATTTTGATGACGATGATATTGAAACTTTTCATTGCTCTGGTGGTGGTAGATGTTTTAATGAAGAATTATTGTCATCATTTGACAAAGTTATAGATCATTCATTAATTGATTTAATTAGACAATATGAAAAAAATTAATCAATTTTTAATTAGCGATACAATGGATAAAATTATGTTTTGCGTAGTTGTTGTCGGTTGTCTATTGCCTTTTTTTATTAATTAACAAAGGAGAGATATGAAAAACAAAAATTTTAATTTATTCAATCTTTTTAGCAAGACCTTCAAAGATCGTAAGATGTTTGGTTTTATTGGTTTCGATGAACTTGGACTTATGCCAAAAGTTTTAAAGCCAATAAGACAGACAGAGGAAACAGAAGAAACTCTGGAATTACCAGAGAATTATTTTAATAACTTAACAAAAAGGATAAAATAAAATGAAAATAGGTGATAGAGTAAAAGTGAAAGATCAAGATATATATGGCAAAGTAATATATGATCATGGAACAGAAGTAGTAATAGAAGATGAAGATGCTGAAACAGAAGATAATCAATTATGTTTTAAAAAAAGTGAAATAGAAAGAAGGGATAATGACAAGGAATAAATTTGGACTCCCTTACATTTTTGACTATGTAAAAGCACAAGATGAAAGAAGGCTTGAAAATTTAGAGTATATGGTTAAGAATTGTCCTCATGATTTTAAAAAAATCTGGACTAGCAAAAGGAAAGAACTCAAGGAACAAATTGAAAAAAGAAGACGTAAAAGCCTTAACTAAGGAGCAGCTTAAGGATCTTAAAGAAAAGATGTTAATATCAATTCTAAAGGGTTCTATGGCTTGTAATGGGGTATATTTTAATAGATATAAGAACTTTAAAAAGGATAAATTATGCTTGAAACAATTATAGCAGTAGAGATTGCATTATTGATTTTTTATTACACTATCAATTAATGAATGAATATTTATGGAGATATGCGGACTTGTATTAAATGCAAGATGAAAGCAGACGTAGTAGAGAAAGGAAAAGATTACTGCTGCGATTGTTGGTTTAAATATTTTTCTGGCGAAACTATAGAGCAATACGAAAAAAGGCAAAACGAATTAGAAGAAAGAAGAAAGAAAAAACAACTTTAA